GGGCATTGGCAACACCAACAACACCGCCGGGACGTGCAGCTGGCGGTTGCAAGCGCGACGCTATAGCGGCTCGTGGGGCGACTGGTTCGACGTTACTTCGGTATCCAGCATCCTCAAGGCTGTTACATCCACAAACTACTCGGACAATGACGACACGACGCAACAGGTTACGTCCGGGGCGTTCACCGCCGACAACGACGGGATGGACAGTGGCGGCGGCCTAACGGGCTCAAAGAGCGTCGCCAAGGCCACGTCGGTTGAGGTTGAATACTGCGTCCAGATCGTCAGCGGCGATGTGTCGGCTGGCAACCTGATAGAGCTGCGCGCCGAGTTGAACGACACAACGGCGATCACCTGGACGCAGGTCCCGTCTATTACGGTGGCGATAGTCGAGGCGCACAGCGGCAGCGCGGCAGTCTCCGGGGTAGGCACGACCGCCTACACGGCGACAAAGACCGGCAAGGTCGCCGCAACCAGTGTGGGCATCGGGACCACCGCCTACACGGCCAGCGGTGCACGGGCGGTCACGGTAACAGTCCCGTCCGTAGGGGCCACGGCCTATACGGGCAAAAAGACGGGGCAGTCTACGGCCACGATTGCCGGGATAGGCGCAACGGCAGCCACCGGCGAAGCGGGCTCAGCGCCGGAAGAGCACAGCGGGACAGCCGCCGTTGCGGGTGTGGGCGCCTCAGCGTACACCGCAGCCAAGACGGGTAAGGTCGCGGCGCAAGCGGCGGGCATCGGGGCGACTGCATACACGGGCGCGAAGGGCGCGAAAGTCGCCGGACTTGCGTCTGGCGTGGGCGCGACCGCATACACTGGCGCAAAGGGCGCAAAGAGCGCAGCCGCCGTTACGGGCATCGGCGCCACAGCGTACACGGCTGGCGGCCAGCGCATCGTCGCCGTCACGCTCTCGGGTATCGGCACAGTGGTTGCCCTCGGCGGCGGCGAAACGCCGGAAGAGCACAGCGGTAGCGCGGCGGTTACGGGTATCGGTGCAACGGGCTATACGGGGCGCAAGGGCGGCAAAGGCGCGGCGACGGCGACGGGTATCGGCGCTACGGGCTACACAGCAAGGGGCGGGAGCGCAGTCGCCGTGGCACTGCCAGGCATCGGCATTGTGTCAGTTACTGGCGGTTCGAGCACAGCCGAAGAACACTCTGGCACAGCGGCGGTTGTCGGCATTGGCACTATCGCTGTCACCTACCGGCATCCTATCGTGTTTATCGAGCAGGACAGCCAAGTCGGGAGCACGACAGAGTACGCGGGCCAGTCCAACGGGACGCAAGGGGCAACCGTGGGCAAGGCGACGGCGGTTGCGCACGCTGGCCTGTCACGGTCTCGCATCACCAAGACGGTGAAGATCACGGGGTAGAAAGGCGGCACACACTGCGACGCATCATAGCAGCATTGTCGGACACGCACGCGGGCAGTAGGTATGCACTTTGCAATCCTGAGACGGTCTTGAGAGACGATGATCGGGGCGAGTACAGCCCGACGCTGACGCTGGGACAGCGCTGGCTGTGGGACTGCTACGAAGCGGATGTGCTGGCCGTCATGGAAATCGCGGACGGCGACCCGGTGGACGTGATTCACATCGGCGACATTGCGCAGGGGATCAGGTTCATCGACGGGCTGAGTCAGAGCAGGTTCGTGGATCAACTGGCGATAGCGGCGGCAAACGGAAAGCCGTGGTGGATGTTCGAGAATGTGAACAGCGTCACCATCGTCTCAGGCACCGGCGTACACGAAGGCGGGGAAGGCAGCGCAGGGCAACTTGTGGCGACACTCTGGCAAGCTGACTTTGTAGATCACGCACTGCTCGACATAGACGGCCTGGCGTTGGACGTGGCGCACCACGGGCCAGGGACCGGCATACGCCAATGGACTAGCGGCAACGTTGCCAGATTCTATCTGCGCGACCGGCTCATGCGAGATGATCCGCCGGCGCGCGTGTACTTGCGGGCCCATCGCCACGACTACATACGCGAGACGGTGTACGTGCCAGCGACTGCCGACATACTTGTAAGTCCCGCTTACCAGTTGCCGTCGCCGTATGTGCGCCAGGTGGCGCAATCGCCGAGCGCGGCCATCTGCGGAATGGTTGCGTTGGAAATAGACGACGGGCGGCTGGTGGACGTGTGGCCGCTGCTGCATAGGGTGGATCTGAGAAAGCGGGTGACGCTGTGAAGGCCCTGGAGGTCGGCTCGCTGGCAGAAGAATACCGAGTCGTCAAACCCATCCCATACGAGGCGGCGCTCGTCGAAGAAGACGGCTACTGGCTTGCCATCACCTTGCCACCGATCTGCTGGTGGGGGGAAGGCATAGACGAAGCGGCTGCCGTGGCCGACCTGATATCGACGCTTATAGAGATGTACGAGCTCGAACGTGCCGATCAGTTGGACGATATCCCGCCGGTATACCTGGACCCGCCGGTGAAGGAATACATAGAGAGGGTGACGCTATGAAATTGACCAAGCGCCAGTGGCGGATGCTGATGACGGAACTGCTGGAAACGCGCAACGAAGCGACAGACAACCACGTCTGCGCTACCAGTCAGTTTCAGGCACTGTCCGATAGATTGTGCGCTATCGAGCGACGGTTGCCGCCTGAGAACATGGACCTGCGCACCTACGAGATCATGCCGGATGGCACGCGCCGGGAGTGCGCGGAATGACGTGGGACCAAGACGATAGCCTACGCGACTCTATCCTTGCCGACATACGCGCCGCGCTGCCAGCGGACATGCAGCCGGGCGACGTGACGATTCAGATGGTGGCCGACTCACTGGGCGTGTCTCACAGCAAAGCCGCATACACGCTTCAAAAAATGGAAGCGGACGGGAAACTTGTGTCCATCCGTGCCAACGTTCCGGGCGCACGCACGCCGATGCGCGTCTGGCGTAAGCCCACATAACACAGCCAACTCCTTCCTCCCTCCTCTCTCGGACGCCGCTGGACTCACCATCCGGCGGCGTTCGGGTATCCCAAAAGAATAACGCAATAGCGGGGCGGCTTGATGCAATACCTTGAATCAGACTGGCGCAAATACTCATGCGGCGTGGTGCACACAAGTGCTTACCGTGGTAACGTCTTGCACACACAAAGAGACGCCGCCGTCACCACATTAGCAGGGTAACAGCGGCGTCGTGCCCGGTGGCCAGTCCGGGCTGGTCATCGGCTGTCCCTGCCAGAAGACAGCCACCCAACACCCGAAGGTCTTGGGGAGAGCGCCGGGTGCCGATACGTTGGCTGTTCATCACCATTTGCTGGCAGAGCCACCACAGGCGCATCTACATTATAGCACACTTTTGGGTACGCGCGTACCCAATTTGGGTATTGGGCACGTGAGCGCCCAGGGTGGGCACGATGATGCCGAAATCTTTACGCCAGATTTACGCAGAAAGTGCCCGTTTGGTATTGACAGCGCCAGGGGCGTCGGTTATGATGTAGGCAGAGTTGAGGGACAGAGACGGGAGGCGCATGATGGAGCAAGTCGAGTTCGAGATGGTGGATGAGAAATTTGCTTGTCCGAATTGCGGCGAGCAAAAGATGGATTGGCTGATCTGGGACGAAGATGCCGATACGGTCAAGTGCCAGAGTTGTGGCACGGTCTACGATCCGGCAACGGAGGGGCGATGAGAACGCGACGGATGGTATCGGTGAGACTACCAAGCGAGACGCGGGCGCAACTGGAGTCGCTTGCACCGCTGTACGGCGGCAACAAGACGGACGTTATGATCGTCGCGGTTGCCGCGCTCTATCGGGAGCAGGCGGGCACGGACGCGGTAGAGCCGGTGAAGGTGGAGGCGAAATGAACGACTGGACACTAGACGATCTCGCGGCACAGAATTGGGCAGAGGCAGAACAGGCGCGGTTGCGCAAGGTGCGCAAGGCGCGCAAGGCGCAGGCCATCCGCACGGTATGCGCGTGGTGTGGCGAACCGATGGGCGGAGATCCCGACGCGGAATTGGTCAGCCACGGGATTTGCGAGCGCTGTCTGGAGACGTTGGAGATGCCGGCATGAACACGGCGTCTTTGATCCGGCGATACGGCAAGGGTCGCGCGTGGGACCGGGCTGGGCTGTACTGGCTCAGCCCGCCGATGCCGCAGGTACTCAAGTCGGGATCGTACGACAAATGGGACTACGTGCTGGTCAGCGTCCGGGGCGACACGGTGGATATGTACGGCAGCGACTCGAACGGGAAACTGGCAGCGCCGTTCGCCAAGTGGCGGCCATTAACGCGAGACGACGGCGAGCCGCGCGGGCTGTTCATGGCCGACGAACTGACGTGCACCGGGGCGCTGGAAGCGGAGGGGTACACAGTTGTCGAGTTGGGGAAGGTGACGGCGTGAGAGTCTTGGCGGCTTGCGAAGAATCTCAGGCGGTGACGTTGGCGTTTCGAGAGCGCGGCCACGAAGCCTTTTCGTGCGACCTACTGCTGGCCAGTGGCGGCCATCCAGAGTGGCACATCCAAGCGGACGTGTTGACGGTACTGGACGGCGGCTGGGACATGGTGATTGCGTTCCCGCCGTGTACACATCTGGCCGTGAGCGGGGCGCGCTGGTTCGCCGAGAAGCGCGCAGACGGGCGGCAACAGGATGCGGTTGAGTTCTTTATGCGATTCGCAGAGTGCCAATGCGAGCGGGTTGCTATCGAGAATCCGGTGGGCATCATGTCGAGTCTGTGGCGAAAGCCCGACCAGATTGTGCAGCCGTGGCAGTTCGGGCACGGCGAGACCAAGGCGACGTGCCTGTGGTTGAGGAATCTTCCGGCGCTAGTCCCAACCAACGTTGTCTCGGGACGCGAGGCCCGGATACACAGAATGGCACCGTCGCAGGATCGGGCGCAGTTGCGCAGCAAGACGTACAGCGGAATCGCTCAAGCGATGGCGGAACAGTGGGGCGCGTTATGAGCACTTGCGCGCGTTGTGGCGGGGCGCCAGTCCGCGTGACTGGCAGCACAGAGACGATGTGGGTGTGTCTGCGATGCGGGCACATCTCGACCGCACGGGAGCATGTAGCGCTGGAGGTTGACAATGGCCGGATTCTTGTTGATGATAGGGGCGGTGCTACTGGTTACGGGGATCGTGGGGACGCTGGACTGTCTGCTATTCGAGCGTCCTAAAGCCAAGGCGCGGCGGCGTTGGGTACACACGCGGTGGTACAACAGGAGGTGAACGGTGGCTACGACGTATCCGGTGCGGTTACGCGAGTGGATGCGTCCAGGAGAGCGCGTAGTGTGCGGCGAGTGTCGGGGTCTTAGGTGGGTGCCGGTGGTGATTCTGGCGCGTGACGGGGAGGACTGGACCACGACGGTCGCGTGCCCAGAGTGCCACGGCAGAGGATACGTTACGAAAGACGAGGGGAACGGGAGGGGCTATGACAGAGTTATCGGTTAGGGACCAGGGTGCGGTGATGGAGTCGGTCGTCATTCAAGGCGACCTGTCGAAACTGAGCGCAGAGCAGCGCAGCGTCTACTACATGAAAGTGTGCGAGTCGCTGGGATTGAACCCGCTGACCAAGCCGTTCGACTACATCATGCTCAATGGCAAGTTGACGCTGTACTGCCGACGTGACGCGGCGGACCAGTTGCGGCGCATTCACGGCATCAATCTCACGATCACGGGGCGCGAAAAGATTGACGATCTGTACATCGTCACGGCGCGCGCCACGGACAGAGACGGGCGCCAGGACGAAAGCACGGGCGTTGTTGCGCTGGCAGGGCTCAAGGGCGACGTGCTGGCGAACGCCTTGATGAAGGCTGAGACAAAAGCCAAGCGGCGCGTCACGTTGTCGCTGGTAGGGCTGGGCTGGCTGGACGAGACGGAAGTGGAGACCATCCCAGACGCGCGCGTGGTAGAAGCGCCTACTACGCCAGTGGCGCAGTCGCACTGGATAGAGAACGAAAAGGCGCGCAAAGCGTTCTGGGCGTACACGACGGACAAACTCACGCTGTCACAGGCGCAGGTGTACGAAGCGCTGGGCGTCGAGCGGATGCACGACTACACCGGCACGATGGCAGAGTGCAAGGCGGCGCTTGAGCAGTGGGTTGCCGAGCAGCAAGCGGAGACGGTAGAGGCATAGGGGTTCAACGGGCGGGGACTGCCAACCCGCCCCAACGCATAGCAGGGGAGGTCTCGGTGAATCCAGAAGATGTGATCGCAGTCTTGAAGGAGATAGGGACGCTGTTAGAGCCAACGGCGCAAGCGGCATGGGAGATAGCGATGCGCCAGGTACACGTCGAGGCGATACAACTCATGTGGGGCGCGATTCTAGCAGGGGTTATCGCGCTGATATGTACCATCTCAATCATCGTCGTAAACAGCGAGCACGGATATGACGACCCGATAGGGCAATGGTTCGGCGTGCTGCTTGCCGTTCCAACCGCCTTTGTGTGCGCATCGGGAGCATACGGGCGCATGGTGAACCCGGCCTACTACGTCATAAGTTGGCTGCTAAAACTGGTACCGTAGCACACAGCCGCCGAATGGTGCGCCGGTTCGAGTCCGGCACGGCGGCTTACGGATACTGGACACACAGAAAGGAGTCAACGGTGACGTTTTTGACACGGGCGGAGATGGACTTGCGGCAACTGGCGGTGGAACTGCAACAGCGCGAACGGCTGAGCAATAAAGAGATAGCCGAGCGCCTGGGTTTTACCGGCCAGAAGGTCGCCAAGTGGATGCGCTCGCTCGGCTACGACGCGGTGACGTACCACATCGACAGCATCGCGGCGGACATCGCAGCGGGCGGCGGGTTCTACGCGGCGCTCCACGCGCACGGGATACCGTCGGACTACCACATTCGACTGCGGGCCCGGGCGATGTTGGAGGCGCGGGGCGTACTGCTGCCGCGTTCGTATGCGCAGCCGGTGAACGACGATAGGCCGAAATGCGCGTGCGGGCTGCTACTGGAAGAGTGGGACTTAGAGTCTGGGATGTGCGCAAACTGCCGGGGCGACGTTGAACGCGAGACCGAGCGCCAGGCGGAAGAGGCGCTGTTTAGCGGCGCGGCGTTTCTCAGCAATCCGCGCAACATCGGGCGATACGACGCGAGCAAGTACCAGAGCCGCGCGGCGAGTCTGCCGATATGGTGACGCTACAGGACTACCTGGACGAACAGATGAAAGACCCCGCGTTTCGCAAGGCATACGAGGCGGCTGAACCGGCGTATCAGAGGGAGCGCAGAAGGATTGTCAGGCGCTTGGAGCATAACACGTCCGACGTTGATTGCGACCTGCGTACATCAGGTGAAATCGCGTTGGTGTCGGTTGTGGGCTGCGTCGTCATGTGCCTGGGGCTGGCCGGCGCGGTGTGGACGATAGTGCAACTGGTGAGGTGGCTGGCAGGATGACAAATGAACTGTGGTTAGCAATCGGACTTGTGGCGGCAGACGTATCGCTGTTCTGCGTATTGGGCGCATTGAGGAACATCATTGCCAGACTCGACGCGCTAGAGGACAAGCGGGATGGGTGAGGTGGCTGGCAGGATGAACAGACTAGAGCAGATACGGGCGAAGTTGGCAGACAGACAAGAGTGGGTATGCGCCGACGGCGTTCCACTTGATAGCGCCGAGATTGACGCGTTGCTGGCTGTCGCAGGGGCGGCGGCCAGTAAGTCCTTGAACGACCTGGAAGACATCGTCCGGCAATGTTACTCGGAAAGCGCATGTCCAGAAGAGGCGGTATGGCTTCACGGTATGCTGGTGGCTTGGCTGGCCTTGCGAGCCGCCCTTGCGCCGCTCTTGGAGGAATCATGTTAGCACGCGACATCGCAGTCGGCGCGTACATCCTTTGCACCGGCGGGCTGTTCGTGGCGATGGTGGCGCTGTGCCTGTTAATTCTGTGGGAGCAGATACGCAGACGATGACTTTTCCGAAACGGCTACAACGCTTTGACTTTTCAGGCGACGTGTGCTATTGTGGAGAAGCGGTGAACAGCCGCGCGGTGGTGGTCGCACCGCAAGAGATTGGGAACTATTGGCCTGGTATTTGGGGGACGACCACTCCCCTGAGTACCAGGCCGTTCCATTTCCAGGAGGCGTAGGTGAACGAACTGCCATTCAGCGACGCGCCATTGCAGCCGTACCAGTTATTCCCGGACTTGAGCCCTGACGAATACGTTGCACTCAAGGATGACATCCGGTCCCGTGGCGTCCAAGTGCCAGTTGAGTACGACGAACAAGGCGCGATTCTGGACGGGCATCATCGGGTGCGTGCGTGTCAGGAATTGGGCGTCAAAGACTGGCCGCGCGTGATCCGTGTCGGGATGAGCGAAGACGCAAAGCGCGATCACGTCATGGCGCTGAATCTCGACAGGCGACACCTAACGGGCGACCAGCGCAAGGAACTTGTGGCGCGGCTGCGCGAGGAAGGCTGGAGTCTGCGGCGCATCGCCAAGAGGTTGAGCGTAGACGACAAAACGGTGCGCAATGATCTCTCAGGTGCGGAATGTTCCGCACCTGAGAGCGTGACCGGCGCAGATGGCAAAGAGTATCCAGCCAAGCGCACGTCGATTATGGCGCGCACCTCGCGCGAGATGAACAGCGCACTTGAAGCCCTTGACGGGATGGACACGGACACGCTGCCCGACAAGTGGCTTGACACCAAGCGTGTGGCGCGCCTCGGGCGTGAGTACCAGGCGCAGGAACGCGCAAGGGCTGTCGATGGTGACGTTGTGGCCGGTGAAATCGCGCTATGGCTNNCATCCGTGGATCTCATATTCACAGACCCGCCATACCCACGCGAGTTTCTGCCATTGTGGTCTGATCTGTCATCGTTTGCGGCGCGCGTACTCAAGCCCACTGGCAGACTTGTAGCCTACACGGGCGCGCTCGATCTACCAGAGGTTATCCAGCGTCTAGGAGAGCACCTCGACTATTGGTGGTGTGGGGCCATTGTGCTTGACGGTCCACATTCACGCGTCTACGCGCGCAACATCTCTCAAGGCGTGAAGCCCCTGCTGTTCTATGTGCCACGACAGCACGGTGAGCAAGCATGGTGTGAGGATCATTATTTGAGCGAGGGTTCTGAGAAGGAATCGCACGACTGGCAGCAGAGCGTTGGCGCTGCGGTGCACTTTCTGAAGGTTCTGTGTCCAGAGGGCGGAGTGGTGGTTGACCCCTTTTTAGGGGGCGGAACAACGGGCGTGGCAGCCCTAGTCACTGGGCGACGGTTCATCGGAATCGAGGTGGACCGTATCGCGTTTGCTCAAGCCCAAGAGCGCATTGCCAAAGGGGGTTGATGGTTGTTCTCCAGATGCAGGATGACGGCAAGCGCAATCTTAAGGGCTCGGCGTCAAGGGATGAGTTCAAGCGAGCCCACAAAGAGTACGGGCGCGATCTCTATGCGTCCGACGCTGACTTTGTACTAATCTCCAAGACGCCGCCCGGAGTCGTGGCGTATGTGGACTACAAGACACGACTCGACCGGGTGACATTCACAGAGGCGATTCTATACAACGAGTGGATGGTGACGCGCCCGGTCTACATCATCGTCGGGCAAGACCCGGTAAAAGGCCCTTTTGATGTCTACAGATACGAGGGCGGCGATTGGCGTCCAGAGCCACCGGAAGTCAAGTGGCGACAGATATTACGTTGCGATGACTACGAGAGATTGACGGACTGGGAGCGTAACCTGCGCCAGTTGTACCAGGTACGGAATGGGCGATTAGTGTCCACAAAGGCGGACGGGACAGTGGAGTTGATGGCATGAGCAATCCGTTTCTGACAGAAGTTGACGGGTGGACGCCAATTATCGAGGTCGTGGCCCAAGACGTCGGGCTGATACCGGCTGCTGTTTATGGCGTCGTCTGGCGCTACTGCCAGGGCGAGAAGCGCGTCTGCTACGCGACGCTTGAGACGATGGCCGGCAAACTGGGCATCAACGCGGCGACCGTTCAGCGCCACATCAAGACGCTGTGTGACGCCGGGTACTTGGAAGATCTGACGCCAGGGCTGCGCAACAAGTCGCACACCTACAGAGACACCGGACGCGTCGAGATCATGATGCTGGTAAAGGCGCGCATTGCAGAGCGCAACGTGGAACCGGAACCGAGTCCACATTGCACTGTGCAACCTGACATTGCAGAGTGCAACGTCACATTGCAGAGTGCAACGTCACATTGCAGAAACGACGTTGAAGAGAGTCCTAAGATAGAACTAAGAAAGAACCAAGGAGAGAAGGGTGCGCGCGCCAAACGCGCGGCGCGCGCTGCACCGACAGACGCGCGGTATCAGCATCCGGTCGTTCAAGCCATCCGAACCGTAACGGGAAAGGCGCCGCCGAAGGATACCTGGGACATCCTGATTGGGCGCGTACAGACGCCGGTGGACATTCCGCGCCTGACCGAATGCTGGCAAGCGTGGCGGCTGCACCGATACAATCCCGGCAACCTCGCGGGCCTTCTGGACTGGTACGAGAAGGGGATACCTCATAACGGCAACGGCTCCGCGCGCGCCTCGCCGTTATCGGCGGTAGACGCTGCCATAGAACAGTACGGCCGGGAAGAAAGGGCGCGTGCCAATGGCGACATTTGAGACAGTGCAACGGGTGTTCAAGATGCTCTCGCGGGCGTATCCCGATCACGCTGGCAAGCACATGGCCGGCAGTGAAGCCGTCGAGACGATGCGGCTCTATCAGCGCATTGTGGCGGACGTGCCGGACGCGGTGCTAGAAGCGGCGTGCATCGACCACATGGCAAGCAGCCAGTGGTGGCCGAAACCGTCAGAACTGCGCGAGCGGTGCATGGCGATGCGCATGAGCAAACTCGACAGACTCACGCCGGTGGAAGCGTGGGGCGCAGCCAAGCAAGCGGCATTATCACACGCGTTCGCCACGGGCGACCCGATTATAGACAAGGTGATGCACAGCCTGGGCTGGAACGATTTTTGCCAGTCGGAGCGTGACGACGAGTCCAGTTGGCGGGCGCGGTTCATATCGGGCTACGAGCAGATGATAGAACGCGAGTTGAAGCGCGCGGCAGAGCATCCGGTGGTGACGGAAGCGCGGACGGCGTTGGCGGCGAGCAAGCGGGCAGAACTGGAGGCACTGAGCGATGGGCGCGATACGGCTGGGTGACCTTGTGGGGATACCGGACGGCTGTTTAGGCTACATCGTGGGGCGCACAGACGGGCGCTGGATGGTGGACTGCGAAGACGGGCGGTTGGTGCTGACGGACGTGGTGTGGAAAGCGGTGTACGCATGAGCAGCGCGCTGGAGGCCACGTTCGCTCTGCAACTGGCGAGCCTACACGCACCGGGCGCACATCGGGAATACCGGTTCAACGATGCGCGGCGCTGGCGCTTTGACTTCGCATGGCCTGAGCGGATGCTCGCCGTCGAGATAGAGGGCGGGACGTGGATGCGCGGGCGGCACACGAACGGGGCGGGCTATCGCGCAGACTGCGAAAAGTACAACACGGCGACGCTCGCGGGCTGGAAGGTGCTCAGATACACGGCGGACAGCGTGAACGATTGGACAGCCGCGCGCCAGGTAGCAGAGGTGCTAAAGTGACGTTCTTGCGTCTCGCATCCCTGCTCTTCGGCCTGGTGATGGCGTGCGCGCTCATGCTGTGCGGGGCGGCGATAGCGTTCGTGGTGCACTGGGTACCGAGTCTAGTATGGCCGGCGGCGCTGTGCTTTTGGTTGGCAGCGTGGGGATTGCATAGGTAGGAGGGGACGATGACGGAGCGCAAGTTGATGGCCGAGATCAAAGACGCGCGCCTGGGGGAACTGGTACGCAAGTTGCCGGTGGACTGCAAGTTGGGGCGTTGTTCGTTCGGCTGGTACGTCTGCAACTATGAAGGCGTCGGCAAGGGTTGGGGCAGAGAGGACTATGGCACGACGCCAGAGGCGGCACTTGAGCGGTTTCTGTTCAAGAAGAAGGAGGCGTCGTGACCGCCGGCGCCGCGATCGTCACGATACGACTGTTGGCCGGCCTTTATGCCGTAGACGCGCAGATGATGGACTGCATTGTGGCGCGCGAGTCGGACTACGCCATTGGCGCAGTCAACGGTGTGCACGTTGGTCTGGCGCAATTCCGCCCCGACACCTGGGACTGGATGGTCGGCATGGCGCTGGCAGATCCGACATTTGCACATGCGGGCGTGGTACGCGCGGACCCGAGACGCGAGAACGCGGTGGCAAGTTTGGCGATGTTGGCGTGGGCGATTAGAGATGGCAGAGGGGCGCATTGGAGTACGTGGACTATGTGTGGGGGTGAGGGATGAACAAGATCGAGGAGATTCGTGACTGGTTTGACGAGAAGGATCAACCTGGTTGGGAGTTGTGCTATCGGGACACAGCGAACGGCATCAACTACGACGCGCGGGAGGATATGGGGCTACTGCTGGCCGTGGCAGAGGCGACGGCAGAGTGGCTGGCTGCTATCGAGCGGTTCCGTGACGCTCGCGTCCCGATAGGCAACACGCGAGCGGTAGCGAATGTGGCGCAACGCAGAATGGTTGATGCGCTTGCGCCGCTTTTGGAGGAGACAGAATGACCGGTATCGAGATTATCGTCGCGGTTGTGTTCGGGCTGTGGCTGTTGGCGCTATCAGTAGGGCTGTGGTATCTGCGGCGCAATACGCCGAGTTGGGAAGACCACGAGCGTTATGCGTCGCTGGTTCGAGAGATGCGGCACGACGTTGTCTGGCTACCGATGTGGGCGAAGCGCATACGGTTCTGGCGGATGGTGTGGCGCAGTGAGTTGGACATGGCAAGGAGGGGCAATGAATGGTAAGGACGATCTAGAGGATGGCTTGGACACCTTTGCGGCACGATGCTATGTGTTTCGTCTGGCGTGGGATGCGTTTGTGCTGGCTCTAGGTGCATCATTGGGGTTTGATAGGCTGGTTGCGCTGGTGACGCGATTAGCAAGGAGGGGCGATGATTGAGCGGCTGGCAGAGATAGAGGGTCGAAAAGAGGAGTTCCTGAAGTACGAGTGGGATGGCCCCAACCTAGTTGAAATCGAGACGGTTGAGTTACTTCAGCCGGACTACGACTGGCTCGTCGCGCAACTGCGGGCGACGCAGAAGGTGGTGGAGGCGGGGCGTGAATATCACGAGGCCACATATCGGAGTCTTGAGGACGATTGGTTCAGGCGACTTCGGGAAGCGGAGTCTGAACTCAAGACGGCGCGTGACGTTGGAAACGATAGGCTCTCCCGCTTCGCGCAGAAGACCATCGGTGACTGCAAGGATCAGCTGGCGTGGTTCAAGCGGATACGCAATGCACTCAATGACGTGGCGCTGGAGGCCGACGATGCCTGTCCCGTTTGTGGGCAACAGGACGTAGGCCAAACAGGTGAGCATCCGTGCGCAGAATGCGGCTTGCCGATTGTGTGGGACGACGCCGCGCTGGAGGCCGACGACTCGATAGACAAGGAGGCGTGAGTGACCCTAAACGTACCAGAGTCCAAGTGCCGGCTGCACATTGCAATGGCGTGCTGGCCCGATGTGACCGCAGAGACGGCGACGTTCCTGCGGTCTCTCCATTGGCGCATCCGACGCTCTGTGGAAATGGTGCACGGCGAGGAGTACACACACGACCAGGTGGCCGCGCACCTGCGCGTCAGTCGGGAGACGGTAGCCAGCGACCTGTCGCGGGCATACACGGCTTACGAGGCGATGTTTCCGACGAACTGACTACACAAATGGCACATTCTACCGCTTGTGGTGTGCGAGGTGCCGCATACTAGGGGTAGAGGAAATCTATTCCGGAGTGTCGTCCATTGCCGGACTGGGTGCCGAATCAGTCCACCACCGGGCGTGCTGTCTCCTACAGCGGTGACGGTGGCTTTGCTATGCTTGGGCGGTAGCCTATGCCAGAAGTTGCAAGCATGGAACGTGATATCTCGCGTGTGGAATCCCAGATTGCCGCACTAACGTCGCAGACAAGGGAGTGGCACACGAGTATGACCAAGGAACTCGCGGAGCTCAAGACGCTCGTGGGTCAACACGGGGTCTTGTGCCCGTATCGGGAGCGAATCGCCGCCATTGCTCAGGTCGAACGGGACATTGTGGTAGACGGGAAAGCCATCGCTGACATGAGGGAGGACATCCGCGCGCTAGAGTTAGCGGTGGCCCGGTCAAGCGCGATTGGGGGCGCGACGGGTGGCAGCGTGGTGGTTCTGGCAACGAGTATCGTGTTCGGCATCGGAAAGGCTGCGGGCTGGTGGTAGGGAGGAACGCATGGACTTTGAACTTCTAGCGCAGGCCGTGTTCGTAGCCTATGTGCTTATGCAGTTTACGAACAGCCTGGTCAAGCCAGTTATTGAGATCGTCAACACGGCGTTGGAGGGCGAGCCCGTCAAGGCGCTGATACTGGAACTGTGGCCGATGTACGTGACCGTGGCTATCGCGGGGAGCATTGGCTGGTTCGCGCGCTTCAACTTGCTACCGATGTTTGACCCTGACGTTATCGGGCGCGTGCTGACGGCTATCGGTATCGGCCTGGGGCCATCGTTCATTTATGATCTGACGGACAAGCCAACGCCGAACGTGGTGGTACAAGTGCCGCTTGAATCGTTGTCGGCGGCCACAGAGAGGCAGATCACGGACAAGGTAACGGAAGACGCCAAGCCGTGAATGAGGCTGAGCACGTCACGTTCATAGCCGCCTTCCCGGCCATTCAGTGCATCAAGTACCTGGGAGACGGCGGGGCGCGGATCGTGCTGGACATACCGCAAAGCGACGAAGGTGCGGTGGAATCGCTGAGGCAGTGGCGCGATCGGCTCTTGATGGTGACGGTAGTGCCGATGAGCCGAGATTGTAAAGCAACGGAGAACAATGCCCTGGGTGAAGGGTCAGAGCGGCAACCCCGCTGGCAGAAAACCTAAGCAACGCGCGCTAACGGAGATTCTGGCGCGCGCTGGTTCTGTGTCGATGGAGGTCGATGGCAAGCGCATCTCTGGCAGACGCCTTATGGCGCGTCACCTATGGGAGATAGCGAATACGGGGCGCACGACGCTGGCGGATGGACGCGAGATTATAGCCGGTCCGCAAGCGTGGCTGGACGTGGTCAAGTTCCTGTATGCGCAGGTGGATGGCCCGCCGCCGAAGGAGTTGAACGTGGGCGGGCAGCCGGACAATCCGCTGCTCGTGGTGAATTGGGATGCGGCCACAGACTCAGATGCAGACGGTTCGGATTGATGCGCGACCATGCGCTATGGCTGGGCGCCGTGTCCTATCGACATGTGGTCGGCTTGACTGGCGAATAGTTGCAGATTTTCGATAGCGTTGTTGGATGGGTCGCCGTCGATGTGGTGAACGACCTCGACTGGATCGAGGTAGCGGTCTAGATGCTGTTCCATGATGTAGCGGTGAGCGAGCAGGTACTTGGTGCCAGAAGGCTTGACGTAGGACGGGTGAGGATGATCGTCGGGAACGATGACAACAGCATAGCCGTCCGGGCGGGTCCGGTGTCCACCGGTCCAGCGTGGCGCAAGGCTCTTGCGTTGACCGTACATCCCATTGTCGGAGCCGGACCTGCCCTTGCCATACATCGGGTTCTTGTCGCCGCTTATGTCGCGGTGGTACGCCGGATTGGCGTCGGTGAGATTGCGAGCCGTGATAGCGCAGGACATGGAGCAATAGCGTGCGTCGGGGCGACTGGCAAAGCGCCAGAACGGGGTGCCGCACACTTCACAAGGCGCCCACTCACCTTTGACCTTCGATGCGTTGGCGCAAGCCCGAGAGCAGTACATAGGCTTGACCGAGGGGAACGTCTGGTATTCGCGTCCGCAGTGCTGACAAGTTCGTGTAATCATGGCTTCAGTATACTGCGTTGTGGTAGCAAATGCAAATGATACGGATCGACGCCCGTCCGCACCCCGGGCAGGAGGAGGTGCATAAGTCGTCTGCAAGGTTCAAGTTATTGGCCTGCGGACGACGCAAACGCTGGGGCAAAACGCGACTGGGCGTGAACGAGTGCCTGGACGTTGCCGCGAAGGGTGGGCGGGCCTGGTGGGTCGCACCGTCGTACAAGATGAGCGAAGTCGGCTGGAGGCCATTGAGACAGATCGGCACGCGAATAGGCGCAGAGATTCGCAAGGTTGACCGGCAGGTGATACTGCCCGGCGGCGGTAGCGTCTCCGTGCGCTCTGCCGACAACCCGGACAGCCTGCGCGGTGAGGGGCTGGACTTTGTGGTTGTTGACGAGTGCGCGTTTGTGCCGGAGGCCGCGTGGAACGAAGCGCTGCGACCGGCGCTGTCGGATCGTCTCGGCAAGGCTATGTTCATCTCTACGCCGAAGGGCCGCAACTGGTTCTGGCGCATGTGGCAAAGGGGCCAGGATAGCGACCACGACGACTGGATGAGCTGGCAGTTCCCGACCAGCGACAACCCGTTCATAGCGCCATCGGAGATTGAAGCGGCGCGGATGGGGCTGCCTGAGCGCGTGTTCCAGCAGGAATACCTGGCGCTGTTCTTGGACGACGCGGGCGGCGTATTCCGTCGCGTGATGGATGCGGCCACGGCGAAAGAGCAAGAGCCGGTCCCTGGCCGCCAGTATGCGATGGGCGTTGACTGGGGCAAGAGCAACGACTTTACGTGGCTCACTGTTATGGACGTGGCCGACAAGCGCATGGTGTACCAGGACAGGTTCAATCAGATTGACTACGCCGTCCAGCGCGGGCGGTTGCAGGCGCTCCACGAACGCTACAAGTGCGACGTGATTATGGCTGAGTCCAACAGCATGGGTGAGCCGATTATCGAGCAGTTACAGCGCGACGGGTTGCCGGTGCGCGGGTTCGCAACGACGAACGCGACCAAGGCGGCGATTATCGAGGCGCTGGCGCTCGCATTTGAGCAGGGTGCAATCACGATTCTCAACGATCCGACACTGATCGGAGAACTGCAAGCCTACGAGATGGCTCGGCTACCGTCTGGGATGGTGCGCTATTCAGCGCCCGAGGGAATGCACGACGACGGCGTTATGAGCCTTGCGCTGGCCTGGTCCGCAGTGGCGGACTCTGGCCCGCTTTTACTGTGGGGTGACGACTAGAGTGAAACCATTCATCTTTGAGGTAAAGCCGTCGTCATCCGGGGGCGTCAAGAGCACGACTATGAACGCCTACGACTGGCAGCACGCCTGGGGCGGCACGGGCAACAACGGCGGCGACCTGGACGAGCACGAGGCATACCAGCAAGTCGCGTGGGTGCGCCGGTGCGTGGAACTACGCGCCAATGCGCTGTCGTCAATCCCGTTCAAGGTGTACAAGGGCGAGACGGAGCAGGAGAACTGGCCGTACTTGGACGCGATGCCGGCGCTACTATGGGCGACCGAGGCATCGCTGCAACTCTACGGAGACGCCTACTGGGAGCGGCTGCGGAATCGCTTTGAGATTGACAAAGGGTTCAAGTGGCTGCTGCCGTCCACGATGAAACCCAAGTACAGCGCCGAGCGCGGGCTGGTATCGTTCGTGCGCAAACTGCCGGGGCGCGCCGAGCCGATACAACTGGAGCTGGACGACGTGGTGTACTTCTGGTCGCGGGCGATGGACCGCGAGTTGGGACCGGGCACCGGCTGGGTGACCACGGCGCTGGTCGCGGCGGGCATCGCCTACAACGCCGATGCGTTCGCGTCGGGATTCTTTGAGCGGGGCGCGATTCCCGCGTTCGTGCTGTCGGTGTCTGGCAGCCCGTCAATCGCAGAGATGGACCGGCTAGAGGACTGGTGGAAACGGCGCGTGCAGGGCATCAAGAAAGCGTGGAACAGCATCGCCGTTCGCAGTGAAGTCAAAGTGGAGCGCGTGGGGTTTGCGACGAACGAACTCGCAATGCCGGAACTGGTCGGGCTGTCACGCGAGCAGATCGCAACCGCGGCGGGCGTGCCGCAGACGATGCTTGAGGACGCGGCGAACTATGCCACGGCGGTAGAGCATCACCAGGCGTTCTACAGCGAGACGGTGATCCCGCAGGCCAAGTTGATAATGGGCGCGCTGAACGAGCAGTACTTCAAGCCGCAGAAACTAGAGTGTGACCTCGACTGGCAGTCGCTCGACATATTCCAGGAAGACGAGGCGCAGCGCTCAGAGGCATTGGCGCGCATGACACAGGCGGGGCTACCGCTGCCGCTGGCTATGGAGATGCTCGGGTTCGACCTGCCGGGGCAAATGACCTACGAAGACCTGAAAAAGATGCTGGAAGAAGAGCGCGCGGCGGCGACGCCGGCGGCTTTGCGGCCATTCGCCGGGCAGGTAGTGCCGGGTTCTGCGCGCGAGTTGCCGACTACTGCGCCGGAGTTGCCGGCCACGATACCGCCGACAACGCGGGCCGTTAGCGAAGACCTGGACCGCTGGCAGCGGAAGGCGCTGTCGTCATTGAAGGCGGGCAAGGTTGCGGACGTGCCGTTTGTGTCGGAGGTGATACCGGACGCGACGGCGGCGGTGCTGCATGAGCGGCTGTCGGTGGCGAGCACCGACGAGGAGGTGCGGTCGGCTTTTGTGCCGCCCTTTCGGTGCCGAGACGCTGACGGATACGAGGGCTACCCGTGATCCAGACGACCCACATGGGGAGCAACGGGACAGCGATGAAGAGGCGCTATTGCTCTTGCTTATGGCGCTATTGGGCAAACAGCGGCGAGAGGTTATCCGACTACTCGGAGACCCGCCAGACCTTTCGCGGTTGCCGCAAGACTTTTGGGCCACAGAGGGTGGGCGCATGATTGCGGCGATACGGCCAGAAGTTGAGCGCATGGCGCTAGACGCCACGGCGCGAACGACTGCGCCGACGGTATGGGAAGAAACGGCGCTACTGGCGGCGATTGTGGCATGGGCGGCAACGCACACACAGACACTGGTAGACGGGTTGAATAGCAACACGCGGCGCCTACTGGAAGACAAGGTTCGCCAGTGGCTACAAGCGCCAGGGGGCAATATCGCGCAGTTGGGCGGGCAGTTGGAGGCGTTGTTTGGAGAGCGACGCGCGCGCAGCATCGCCGTAACCGAAACGACGAACGCATACGGCGCAGGGGCTACGGTTGTGGCCGACGAATTGCGACGGGCAGGTGTGCGAGCAGAGTTGCGCTGGCACACGGCACACGACGAAAAGGTGTGCTCAATCTGTGGGCCGAACCACAACAGGCTACAGTCGCAAGGATGGACCGTGGCGGGGGTTCCGGCACATCCGAACTGCCGCTGCCGGACCACGATAGAGACGAGGGGCTAATGCCAAGGATCGGCGACGTATTCGACATAGGCGGTGAGCGCGGGCGGATCATCGACACCGAGATCGTCGGCCTGGCCGAGCTGCTAAACCGTCTCGATGCGTCGTGGCAGTACGTACACAATCCGGTGCTGTGGGGCCACGAATTTAGCGACCGGATGGTCAAGAAATTGACCTACGTCACACGGACGTGGAAACACCGGGTAGAGTTCAAGACGCAGGTGCTGTCAGAATCAACGGGCGGCGCGCGGCTGTCCGTAGGGACCACGGACAATGTATTCGCCTATGTGAACGAGGGAACGCGGGCGCACTGGATACGACCGAAAACGCGGGGCGGGCGGCTGGCGTTCAATACGAAGTTTTCGCCAAAGTCGCTGCCGAACAGCCTCCAGGCGTTCAAGGGCTCAAGCGGACCGCCGGTGGGTTTTGCGACAGAGGTATGGCATCCGGGGACCAAGGCGCGGCACTTTGACGTTGTGGCTGCAAAGCAAGCAGAAACGGAAGGGTCCAAGGCGGTGCTAGACGAAATCAACAGGCGGTGGGGCGGGTGACGGGCTACATCTCCCCGGCGACAAAGATACTGCGCTATCCCGGCGTGCTGTGCGCGTTACAGCACGGCGAGCGCATCTGGCCGCTGCATGTGGAGATGGATCTGTCCGGCATCTGCAACGCGCACTGTGGGCACTGTCGATTCGGTGACCGGCAGGACGGCGCAATGATGGACGTGGAAGACGCCGAGCGGCTGCTGGAAGAGTTAGCCGAAGGCGGCACGCTGGCCGTCACATTCAGCGGAGGAGGTGAACCGACAGCGAATGCGCACTTTGACCGGATCGCGTGTTACGCCAGGTGGTGCGGGCTACGTGTGGGCGTGTACTCCAACGGCATACTCGGCAAACGGCTGGTGAGAGTCGCGGGCATCGCCGACTGGATATACGTCTCACTGGACGCTGACAACGCGCGGGACTATCGGGCCATCAAGGGCGTCGATACCTTTGACGAGGTATGCGAAACGGTGCGGCTGCTGACGGCCACGGCGACGGCGATGCCCAACACGGAGTGGACGATAGACGCCAGCAAGCGCAGCCGGGCGCTGGCTACTCGCATCATGGAGCCGCGTCGAACCCTTCCGGCAACCGTGGGCGTGGGCTTTCTGCTAACCGCCGGCAACTGGTGGCGAGCCGAGGCGATGCAGACGCTAGGGCGGTCCCTGGGCGCCGACTACTCGCAGTTTCGGCCAGTGGCGGGACTGGAGAGTTACGATTGGGTGCCGATGGCACTGGCAGAGTTGAAGCGCATCGGGGCGTTGCACAGCACGGAGCGGTTCGCGGACCTATACGACGCATGGCGTGGCGTGTACAAGCGCGGATATACGACATGCAGGGCGAGCGAGATCGGGCCGTGCATCGGTAGCGATGGCGAGTTGTGGGTATGCCCGAACACGCGACAATTCGACGGACGCGGGCTGGGTAACGTAGTGAGTGAGGGATTCGGGCCAGTGTGGAAACGGCGGGTGACGCAGTTGGTCGGTGACGACTGCGAGCCGACATGCAGACATCACGCGCTCAATAAGACGCTGGCCTTGGTGTGCGAACGACAACTACATGAGGAGTTTGTGTGATGAAAGCGATCAGCGCGACTGACATAGTAGAGATCGACTTGAACGGCAAGTACGTCATTCAGATAGACGCGCCGGTATCGTTAGCGGAACTAGAGCGAACGCAGCGGAAACTTACAGAGTGGCGGCATAACGACGAGCCGTTCCTTATCATCTCCGGTTCCGTTACGCTCAAGCGTATCGATAAGGACGCCGAATGAACGTTTATATCGCCGCTTTGAGCGACAACGAGACCGACGATCAACGTCGGCTGAGATGGGGCGACTACTGGTTCAAGGATTCATTGACCAAGTCGCTGACCAAGTTGGGCCACGTCGTAGTGGCAGAGACCGCGAACGCCGATGTGCTCATCAACGTACACGGCGGGCGCGTCGGTGCGCTGCCAGAGTGGACGTGGGATGTGCTCTGGATCATCGGACACCCGGACGCGGTGACGGTTGCGGAGTGCGAGGAGTATGACGCGGTGTACGCCGAGAGCGCGCAGTTTACGGAACACCTGCGGTCCCTGGGCGTAGACTGCAAGCATCTACCGGGCGCGTCGGACTTTGTGCCGATGCCGGATGTGCCGAAGACGCGCGACCTCGTGTTCGTCGGCAACTACCGCCAGGGCCGCGAGTTTGTAGCGCCGCCAGGCCACATCATCGAAGTGTGGGGCGAAGGCTGGCCGGCGATACCGCAAAAAGGCGTCGTGTGCCAGGGGCTAGAGTACCCGCACGAAGGGCTGAATGAGTTGTACGCCAGCGCGCGCGGGGCGTTGAACCAGACGCACGCGGACATGGCGCGGTGGGGGATGCAGAACCCGCGCTACTACGACACATTGGCTGTCAACGGCGAGCGTGTGCCGACGTTCGACGAGTGCGCGGCGCAGTTGATGGCGGGGGTGCCGAACGAGCGCATTATGCTGGACCTTGGATGCGGACCCACGCCAAGACGGGGCATGACGGGCATCGACCTGAACGGCGGGCCCGGCGTTGTCTCGCACAATCTGGACGACGGCCTGCCGGTGCATGAGTACATCAACGTGATCGTAGCCGACAACCTGCTTGAGCACATTGAGAACTTGATACCGTTGTTGAACGATTGCCACGACGCGCTGGTCCCTGGGGGCCGGATGCACATCGTGGTCCCTAACGGGAAAGACGTAGTGGCGGCGTGGGCAGACCCGACGCACAAGCGGGCGTTTGTGGTGGACACGTTCACGTACTTCGACGCGGCGCATCCGCGCTGGGCGCAGTACGGCAAGGGCTACGGCATCCAGCCGTGGAAGATGGTGTACGTGCGTGAGGACGGGCGGTTCATTCGGGCGATGATGCGCCCGGTGGCGGGGACGGAATGAGCGCACGAACCATGTTCTCAGTATTCGTGTTAGCGTTCTGCATATTCGCACTCATGAACTCGTGCGGGGTGTTTGGGCCAATGGCCGGGGCGTGTCCATGAACATCCTAGTCGCCTACGAGTTCGCGCCGCACACGCTGGCAAACTACATGGTGCGGGCGCTGAAAGCAGAGGGCCACAACGTGCGCACAGCGGGGCCGTCGCGTGACATTAGCGGTTGGGCGACGCCGTATCGACTGGCGGGGCCGCACGACATACCGCTGGCCGCAGGCGAGAACCTGACGCGGGCGCACCTGGGCGACTGGACGCCGGACCTGCTGCTGTGGGTAGAGACGGGGCAACTCAACATCGGCTGGCTGTCGGCGTTGGAAGGCGGTTACCCGTGGGCAGCGTGGTTCATCGACGGCCACAACGTGGACAAGTTGCGCGTGCACATCCGCATGGCAAGCAGGTTCGACCACGTATTCTGTGCGATGTTGCCGGCGGTTGAGTACATCGAGGGCGCGCATTACCTNNAAGGCGGGCATCGAGCCGGTACACGACGTGGTATTCGTGGGGCATTTGTACCCGCAGAGCGAATTGTACAGCGAGCGGCGGCGGCTGCTGGCGCTACTCGGGGAGCGGTACGACGTGGCGGTGTACGACGGAGTGTACTTTGAGGATGCGGCCAACCTAATGGCGACGGGGCGCGTCGTGTTCAATAGGAACGCAAATGGTACACTGCCGCACATCCCGGCGCGGGTATTCGAGGGGATGTGCAGCGGTAGGCCGCTGGTGACGGATTACAGCGAGCAGTTGACATCATTGCTTGGCGATGCTTCGCAATACCGGCGTGACGGTATCGGGTACGAAGACGAACAAGAGTTGTGGGCCGATGTGTGGCGGCTACTGCGGTTCTCTGAGGAGCGCATAGAGTGCGCAAACGCACAACGCGAGGCCGTGCTCGCCGCGCACACCTACCGTCACCGTGCTCGGGCGATGCTGGAGGCGATAGGCGCATGAGTTGGGTAGCGATCCGCAGCGACGTGCTACATCGCATCATCTGCGAGATAGAGCCAGCGCTGGGATTGGTGCGCGTGCGTGACCACGGGCGCACGGACATTGTGGAACTTGAGCCGTATGGCATCAAGACGGAGCCGATCAAGACGGAGACGACCGAGAGTAAGTAACGGGCCGACAACCGCATAAGTGCTGAGCGCAAAAGCGCCGTTCTGAGTGCCAAGAGCACCGGGGCGGCGCTTTTGCGTTTGGCGGCGGGAAGGACAGCGACATGGACAGGGAAGCGACAACGAAAGCGGTTCTTGTAGGCGAGACGGACACCACGTTTACGGTCGGGGGCTATGGCGTGCTGTTCGGGGGCCGTGACCTCGAAGGCGAGCACTTTGAGAAGGAAACCGACTTCTGGCTGGACCGACTCACGCGCACGCCGCCGGTGCTGTACCAACACGGCAAAGACGACCGGGCGCGCAAGGTGACGCTTGGACACGCGACCATAGACGACCCGGACGATATTGGCCTGTGGGTGGAGGCGCAGATCGAACTCGCCAGTGAGTACGCGCAGGCCATCCGGGAACTGATCGACCGCAAGGTGCTGGGCTGGTCGTCTGGCACAGCGGGGCACCTGGCAGAGCGTGACGGCGCGCTCATCAAATCGTGGCCGATTGTCGAAATGAGCCTGACGCCGACGCCGGCAGAGCCGCGCACGTTGGGCGTAGCAGAAATACGTTCGCTTACGGATTGGGCTGAGAGGCTGACCGAGTTACTGCCGGAGACGGAAGGGGATTCCGTGGCAGAGGACAAGGCGGCGGAGGCGCCAGCCGAAACGATAACCGAACCCGAGACGATAGCAGTTATCAAGGAGAGAACAATGACCGAGGAAATCAAGGGCACGGCGGTAAGCGAAGACGCCGTGGCCGACAAGGTGTTCGAGCGGCTTTCGCGGCTGCTGAACGAGTCACCTGCCATGCAGAAGGCGTTCAACGCTATGCCGGAGGGCACAGATCACGCTGAGGAGAAATCCTTTGCGGACTTTATCATCTCCGTCCAGCGTCACGACACCAAGCGCATCGAAAAGGTGTACAAGACGGCACTGTCGGAAGAGTCCGGCGCAGTCGGCGGATACCTGGTACCCGTCGAGTACGCTAACCAGATTCTCAGACTGGCGGCAGAGCGCTCCATCGTGCGGACGCAGAATCCGACCATCGTCAACATGACGACTCGCGAGTTCGACTTCCCCGCGCTGGACCACACGGGCAGCACGGCGGGCATTGACAACCGACTGGGCGGCGTGGTAGCGACGTGGACGGAAGAGGCCGGCGAAAAGACCGAGACCGAGCCGCGCTTCAAGAACGTCAAACTTATCTATCACGAACTTTCGGGCTACACGCTGGCCAGTGCGCAGGTACGCATGGACGCTGGGCCTATGTTGGAGTCGCTGCTCAGAGAGTTGTTCGCGGACGCTATCGCCTTCACCGAGGACATGGCGTTTCTGAACGGCGACGGCGTGGGCAAGCCCCTGGGCGTGCTCAAGTCGGGCGTGCTGCTCAGTGAGGTTGCGGCATCTAGTTCGCTGATAAACGCGGACCTGCTGGCGATGCTCGAACTGTTCCTGCCGACCCGTCCGGGGGCGGGCGTGTGGTTCGCGCATCCCAAGACTTTGAGCAAGTTGGCGATCATCGCCGACGGTAGTGGCGCCGCCAACAACTTCATCTGGGCTACGGACGCAGCCGCGCCCATCCCGACGATGTTGTACGGCAAGCCGCTTATCTTCACCGACCGTATGCCGGTGCTGCCAGCGGGTACGAGCGCAACGCAGATCGGCGGAATGCTGCTGGCCGACTGGAGCCAGTACATCATCGGCGACCGGGCCGGGTTGCAGATCGACTTTAGCGAGCACTACAAGTTCATCAACAACCAGGGCACGTGGCGATTCGCCAAGTACGTAGACGGGCAGCCAAAGTTGGGCTCGCCCATGTATCTGGTCGATGGCACCAACCAGGTATCGCCGTTCGTATCGCTCAAGGGCGCGTAAAGTCTAGTAGGAGGATAACAACATGTATAACGAAGCAATGGGTGAGCGAAACTCGGTAGTCGGGCTGTTCGGCCCGCGCGTTATCGCAACGGCGGCGCAGACCGTTTACGCCGACGTGGTGGATATGTCCAAGTTCCGACGGGCTATGGTTATCGCCGCGGCTATCAGCACAGGCACGGCGGCGGTCAAGGGGCTGACTGTGAAGCTCTACGACTGCGAGGCGTCCGGCACGGCGGCAAGCACGGCGTTCTACACGTCGGCGGTGACCAGAGTCAATGCAACCGCTGGCAACCAGAGCATCGTCGTGGCTGAGTGCAAGGCGGAAGACCTGGGCCAGTATGGGGCTGGCCTGGTATCCGGCTCGGGCCGGTACTTCAAGGCCGGTATCACAACTTCGACGATTGTCAGGAGCGCGTACACGGTCATCGTTCTGGGCGGCGACGCACGGTTCGGACCGGGCAGCGATAGCGACATCTCGGATGTCAAGTCAATCGGCCAGGCATAGCAGTTAGCGCTGTGGGGGACCGGGCGCGTGTCTGGTCCCCCACGGGAGGATATGAGACGTGCCAGAAGTGAACTACGCGTCCGTAGAACTGCTCAAGTTATATCGGGGGATCACCGACGACGACGACGACCCGGTGATCGCGCAGGTACTCCTGGCGGCGAAAGCGCAGGTGGACTCGTACTGCGGGCGCACGTTCGTGGCGACGGGTACCAGCACCAGGTACTTTGACGCGATTGACGATGTATCGGAAGACGGGCGCACGCTGTACCTGGACGAAGACCTGGCGGAAATCACGACGATCACGAACGGTGACGATGAGGTGATAGCCAGCACGTCCTACGTGACGCGGCCAGTGAACGACACACCGTATCGACAGATACGCATCAAGTCGTCTAGCGATGTGGGTTCGTGGACCTACGACGACGATCCCGAGTCGGCCATCAGCATCCGGGGGCGCTGGGCCTATGGCACCAACGCGCCGGCGGACGTGGTGCAGGCGACGTTGCGACTGGCGAACTACATGTACACGCAAAAGGATGCCGGGGTCTTTGATGTGACGGCCTACCCGGACGCGGGGCTGATAACGATACCGCAGGGGATACCGCGCGACGTGGTGGAACTCTTGCGGCCATACGTGCGAATCAGATAGAGGAGGACGGGGGCAAGTTGGGACACACCGACGAGATCGGGACACCAGGCGACTGGCAGATCAGCGAGACGCTATCGCGCGAGGCACTGCCTGAGCCGTTACACGTGCGGCCATTGGTACACGGCGACCCGAGAATGAACGTCGTCATAGGCGTGCCGATGGAGCGCACCATCATGCAGGAAGCGTTTTTTGGGTTCGTACAGATATTCCAGCAGGGCTGGTCGATGGGGCGGCTACCGTACACGCGAAACGACATAGCGCGGCACAAGATGGTGCAATTCTTGCTGGAAGGGAAGTACACGCACCTGCTCATGTTGGACAGCGACCACGTACACCCGGCGGATATCGTGCCACGACTGGCGCGCTGGTTTCTAGCGTATCCGGGGATCGTTGAAGTCGTGGGCGGGCTGAACTTTCGTCGGGGCGAGCCGTTTGATCCGTGCGCGTTCGTCGATCCCGGCGATGGACAATTTCACAGGCTCGCTAACTGGGTACAGGGCGCGCTGAGAGTCGATGCGCTAGGGACCGGCAGCATGATGATCGCGCGGAGCGTGTTCGACAAACTGCCAGAGGCCGAGGGCTGGTTTGACTATGCGTACCCGGACCACGAAGGGTGGCCAGGGACCGACATGACGTTTTCGCGCAAGTGCCGAGAAAAGGGCATCAAACTGTGGGTAGATACCACAACGATATCGCCGCACATCGGCACACAGATGATAGACGAAGCGACGTACAAGGCATGGATAGCGGAGCGGATGGCCGGCCAGGTACAGCGTGACCCGCTAGAGGTGGTATTGCGGTGAGCATCTCGACAACGATAGCGGCGCTGCAAACGGCTAACAAGGCCATCACGGGCGTCAAGAGTGCGCCGGTCAATATGCCGAGCGCGCTCAACACGACGCTGCTGCCCATCGCGCTCGTATGGCCGGGCGAGACGATCTGGAACATTGCAGCGATGGGGCTGCAACGCCAGGAACGCGAGTACATCGTCCGCTGCTATGTGAAACCAATCGGGCAGGGCATCGCGGGGATAGACGACGGGTATGACGAATGCGTCACGCTGCTGGACGCGTTTGGGTCCAAGTACCTCGGCGATATCACCCTGGGGCACGCGGTAGACACCATGCTGTCCATTGCGGACAGCGGCGTCAGCGGCGGCGGCTTTGAGTTGACCTGGGCAGGGGTGGCTTATTGGGGGTTCGTGTTTCGGCTACAAATTGTTGAGAAGTCTAGTTAGGAGTTGAGAAAATGCCAGCATCGGCACTGAAGATTTTGCAGTTGGCACACCAGACGGTGTGGGGAACCGCCGTCAGCACGGCGAGTGTCAAGCTGGCAGGGGTAACCGACGCCAGTCTGGACATCGTGCCGGAGGTTTATCAGCCCGATTTCGTGGGCACGCTCGCCCCGGCCATCGTGAGTTCTCTCATGGCGCAGCACGGGGAAATGAGCATCTCGCAAGCGGCGTCGTACCAGGATATCAACTACTGGTTGGGCGGCATCTTTGGCACGTCGGCAAGCTCGGCGGCGGCCAACACCACGTACGTCTACAAGTACGAGGCGGCGTTGGAAAGCCTGACAACCGCGCCGTCGTACACCGTCCAGTACGGCTACACGGGCACGGAGTACACGCTGGAAGGTGGACTGGTCACGAACCTGAACATCTCGGGTGAGGCGCAGGGCATCTGGGAAGTCAGCGTAGACCTGCTCGGGCGCGCTGTCTCCACAATGGCGATAACCACGGGCGTAGACACCCGCGACGTAGACCTGATTCGCATGGCGGACACCAAGCTCTACATCACGGCGTGGGCAGTCGGCACCATCTCCAGTACAGAGGTAGACGCGACGCTCATCTCGTTCGACCTGTCGGCTGATCCGCAGCGGCACATCAAATACTTTGCGGGCAGCATCAACCCGGGCGGGCACGGCGATAGCACCTGGGAAAGCCAACTGACCACCGTGATGGAGTTCAACTCGGACGCCAAGGCGCTGGTAGACGAACTGCTCGCGCCACAACTGGTGCAGCGGCAGATTCGGTTGCAGGCCACACAAGGGGCCACGACCGAGGCGCGCGAGGCGACCATTGATTTTGCAGGCACGCTCGTAGACAGCGTGGAGTTGTGGGGCGACCGGGATGGAAACATGACCGTAAGCCTTACCTGGAACGGGACGTATAACGGCGGGCTTGAGAACTTCCTGAAGGTTCGCACCAAGAACGAATTGGATGCATTGCCATGACAAAGATCATCGTGACGCCGATTGACATGAGCGCGCGCGGGTCATACCGCGAACGGCAGAAACTCATGCGCCTATGGGCACAAGTTGGCACCGTAGGAACAGGCGCGGACCTGCCGGCCTTTGTGTCGGCAATGGACAACCTGGAGGCCGTGGTCGTCCGGCACGCAGAGACGGACGACGGTACGCCAGTGGCGGAGGCGTTGGAGAATGCCAGCGCCGAGGACTTTGACGCACTGGTTCTGGCGCTCATGGGCGTAGGCGTGGAGACGATCCCAAACGCGAGCAGGGCCAGTTAGTCCTGGCCCTGCATGGCACAGGCGCGTTACCGGAATGGGCCGTGGTGCTTGAGATTGCGAAGGATTGGGGCGTGCCGCCGTGGGTTGTGGAAGAGCAAGCGTCGGTGGAATGGATAGAGCGTTGGGCGCTCATGCGCGTCGAGACACGGAAGGCGTCGCAACCGCCCAAGTCAAAGGGCGCAAGCGGCGGGCGTAGGAGACTATTGTAGTGGCAAACACGCTCGAAATCATCATCAAGGCGACGGACAAGGCCAGCAAAGAAATAGGCAGCGTCTCCAAGGGCGTCAAAGGCTTGGGCGACGTTGTGGGCGTGGCGTTCAAGGGGTTAGCCATCGGCGCGGGTCTGGCAGTCACGGCCATCGGCGCGGTCGGCGGCGCGTTGACGAAACTCGCTGTAGACGCGCTGCCGCTACAGGGCATCAGCGACGCCTTTGAGGGCATCACGGGCGCACACGAGGAGATGCTGGCAGAGTTGCGTAAGGGGTCGCTGGGAATGGTCACGGACCGCGAGTTGATGCGCAACTACAACCAGGCGGCGCAGTTGGTGAGTAAGACGTTCGCGGACCAGTTGCCGGACGCCATGAAGTACCTGGCGAAAGTGAGCGCCGCGACCGGGCAGGACATGGGCTTTATGCTCGACTCGCTGACCAAGGGCGTCGGGCGCATGAGCCCGATGATCCTAGACAACCTGGGCATCCAGGTGTCGCTAGCCGACGCAACCGCAGAGGCAGCGGAGATGTTTGGCGTCGAGGCCGACGCGCTGACCAAGACGCAGTTACAGGCGGGCATGATGAACGTCGTCATGCGGGCGCTGGAAAAGAACACGGCGGCGATGCCAGAGATTGCGGGCACGGCGGCGCAGCGCTGGGCCGCGCTGGGAGTTACGTTCAAGAACGTCAAAGACCAGATCGGCCTGGCCTTTATCCCGATACTGGAACGCATGATGGGTATTGTGGAAACGTTGACGACGCGATTCCTGCCGCCGCTGGTGGACTGGTTCACAAACAAACTGGCGCCAGGCATAGGGGAGGCGTGGGACCGCATCTCGCAATTTATCACGGACATTGGGAACGGCGAGCAGTTGACTACGGCGACGCGCAAGATGATGCAGAACATCTTTGACCCGGACGTTATTCAGTACGTGATAAATGTTGAGCGTTGGGTCCAAGCGTTTGTGCGGGCCGTGAAGACGGGCGACTGGAGCGCGGTCGGCGCACAACTGTGGGAGCAGATTGTTATAGGCGTGGGCAAGGCGTCTCTCGCGGCAGAAAAGCTCGCAGACTTTGGCAAGAACATGGCAACCGCTCTGCGCGAGGCGTTGGCGAAAAGCCTCGGGCTAGAGGAATACATCTGGGACGAATTCGGGACATTGGTTCGCGGTGACACATCATGGGCTGCTATCGGCGCTGAGATCTGGGGCAGAATTGTGTCCGGCTTTGGGCAAGCAAAATACGCCGGCTCAAAGATGATCGACTCGCTTCGCGTAAGTATCGGCGCCGCCCTCGGCATGGTGACCGAGGCATACCAGGACACAGCAGGGAATTGGATAGAAGACGCGGTGGGCTGGGAAGACATAGGCAAAGAGATATGGACGCGCGTTTCCGCTGGAATGGCGGCTGCCGCGAAGGGGGCTTCCGAGATAGGGAAGGCGCTAGAGGATAGTCTGCGGACCTCAATAGCCGGTGCACTAGGCATGAGTTCTACCTGGAATACAGACGCGCTCCGTGAGGGCGTCATTGGTAGTGAGGTTACTTGGGATGCAATCGGCAGCGAGATATCGCGCCGACTGTTGGCGGGCATGGTCGCCTACTTCAAGCAGGCCAAGGCCGACTATGACGCCATTCCCACGGCCATGATCGAATGGTCGCGGGCGCCGGAAACGCAGACCAAGATGCAGCAAATCGGCTCGCAGGTCGCAAACGATCTTATGGACGGCTTTCAGGGCGCAACGATAGACCGGGCCACAGCGTGGGGCGGCACCTTTGTGGAGAGACTCAAGCAATCCTTTTGGGCCAATGCGGGCGGACTGGCTGACATCATAACCCTTGTGAACCTGATCGGCGGTTTTGGGAAAGGTTTCGGTGGAAGCGTCAGGCCATTCGGCGACCTGCAATTTGAGACGCGCGCCTCCGGCGGGTGGGCGTCCGGCCTGACAATGGTTGGCGAGCGCGGGCCGGAGTTGGTCAACCTGCCGCGCGGCTCATACGTGCACAGCAATGAGGAGTCTCAGGCGATGGCTGGGCCGACCGTCAACTTTGCGGCGGGCTCTATCGTCATCAACAACCCGCGCAGTGCCGAGGATGTACAGATCGGCGTCATGCGGGGGCTACGCGCGGCGGGGGTGATGTACTAATGTCCTACTGGTACACCAAGTTTGGCTCGACAACCATCGCGCAGGTATCGCCGGTGCACGACATATCCCTGCCGTCGCAGTCCAACGGTATCGAGACCATCGGCGGAGCGGTGGACCCTTACGGCACAGCGCAAGCGCCTATCGCCGTCCCCTACACGATCACGGTCAAGGGCGAAGAAATCGCCAACACACTGGCGACGCTCGCGGCCAAGTTCCAGGCGCTCAGGCCGTTGGTCGGCAAACGCGACAAACTCTATCGGTCCCTGGACGGCACGAGCGGCACCCAGTGGGCGTGGGCGCGCCTTGTGGCGATGCAGGCCAGCCGAGACGGCGATAGACAACTGGCGGTCCCTTACACGATGCGCTTTGACATCTACTCGAGGGTCTGGAACGGCACGGCGGTTATCACCTCGGCGGCGTTGAGCACAGAGCCGTCAACCGTACTCACGGTCTACAACGCGGGCGATGCGGACATTCGCAACCCGGTTGTCACCATCACGGCGGCCACGAACGCCATCACAAACATAACGCTACTGGCAAACAGCGAAACGTCGCTGTCGTGGGCAGGCACGCTGGCCAGCGCTAAGTCGCTCGTTATCGACTGCGGAGCCAAGACCATCAAGAACGACGGGGCGGATGCTTACAGCGGCGTGACGTTCAACGCGGGGCACACCGTCGCCTACTGGTTAGGGATAGGGGCCACGGCTACGACAACGATCACCGTCACGCGCACGGCGGGCGGTAGCGACGTGGTGGGCAAGGTCAAAGTCTCGTACTACGCGGGGTACTACTGAGTGGAGTTCTGGATTGACGTAGAGAACGCGACGGGCGTTAAGTACGGCGAGGGGCCGATCACGTCGGCGACCGTCTGGCAGCACACGCCGCGACTCGACGGCGCGGGCGAGTTCTCTTTCACGATGCCGTCCAGCGACCCGATGAGCACGCACCTGGCCAACAAGCGCATTGTGCGTTGCTATGGCATGGTCAACGGGGCACGCACAGAGGTCGGGGCGGGCATCATTGACAAGATACAGGCGCAGATCGGAACCCCAACGATGCTCCAGGTGTCAGGGCCGGACATTATGGGCGAGTTAGCCTATCGGAGCGTCGGGGACTTGGTTATCTGCGAGCAGGCGTGGGTCAACCTGAACGACGCCGATACAAGCATGGTCGGGTGGTATCGGGTCGATGTGGTCTATAGCGGCGATGGGTCCGGCTCATACGACATAGACGAAAATATCAGCATCCCAAACGCACATGACGCCAATGCGAGCACTTACGAGTCTATCTACTTGGAGAGCGAGATATCAGGCTTTCCTGAGCACGCGGCGTGGCTCTACGTGGGACATGACGCCCGGTTCGACCGCATCAAGATCACGCTCATGGCCGGGGAGGTCGCGGACAACGACCAGACGTTGCAGGCGCAATACTACAACGGCTCTGGGTGGGCAACGCTGGTCGTCACGGACGGGACGGACAATAGCGGGACGTTCAAGCAGGACGGGGAGATAACCTTCACGCGGCCTACGGACTGGACCCGATACACGGCGGCCTATGGCCTGGGTGACTGGTTCTGGGTGCGGATGCGCGTGGCGCGCACATGGCCGGACAATCCTTCCAGCACGGGGTACTTCCAACTGGCTGAGGTCACGGCATATGCGGACGTGCCGACGACGAACGGCGTCAACCTGATTATGGCCTATGCGCCTAGCACCTGGACGCGCACGGGTTACCCGGCCACGGTATCTGCAAAGTACCTGGAGTTCCACGGCGAAAGTGTGCTAGAGGCGCTGCTGACGCTGGCCGAACAGGGCGGCACATCGGGGACCACGGCGATCCGCGAGCACTTCCGCCTCGGAACGGGCCGGGCGATCAGTTGGCTGGGGACCACGCTAACCGCCAGCGGCGTGAGGTGTATAGCGTCGGAGGATGCAATCGCCGCAGAGGGCGACACGGGCCTGGCGGTGATCTATACGCTTATGGAGCAAAAGGACAGCGCAGACATTGTGACACGCATCTATCCGCGAACGGGGGACGCGATCACGCTGTCCCTGAGTACAAGGGATGCGCCGACCGGTTACACTCACTCGCTTGCGAACAACTACATTCAGCACACGGCGGGCAATACGGCCTATGGGCAGATTGAACGATGGATGGAGTTCTCGGAAATCTCCATGCAGCAGACGGATAGTTACACGACACATCCCGAATACGCGGCCAACCAGTTACATGACCGGGCCGTCGAGTACCTGCGGACCCATGCTGTGCTCGGCAAGTTCTATGCGTTATCCATCGTCCAGTTTGCTCAAATGATTCTGCCTGGAGAGACTGTCGAGGTTGTCTATCACGAATGGACGGACGGGCTACATACCATCGACATTGACACTGTACGGGACGCGGCGCCGCTGCACGTGCTGGCGCCGACGATACAGATAGCGAGCGACGGGGTTGCTACCGTTGGGTTAGAGGTTGCGACCATAGACCGGGCGGCGCAGACGGATGCGGGCGTCGTTGTCGATCTTGTGCGCCGCAACACCCGGCAGGGATATGGGAGCCTAACCTATTACAACGCGAACAGCAGTAGCATCATGGCAGCCCTTCCCGCCAATCAGCGGGTATACACCTATGCCGCCACCATTGGCAACGTGACAAGCACGTCATACACGGTCACGCACAACTTGGGCGTGGCGGATGTGGTAGTGCAGGTGTGGGACTTGGAGGAGTAGTGGCGCACAAGCAAGACCCGGACATCTATCAGGTAGACGCCAACACGGTGCGGATCGTATTTGCGACCGCGCCCGGAACAGACGCTATGCGCGTTCGCGTAATCGGCTTCAACCGGGTCGGGAACGAGGGCGGCGACGGGGGTGTCGATACCAGCGAACAGTACATCTACAGGGCTGGATGGAGCACCGAATATGCCACGGACAACATCCACAAGATAGGGCTAGATGGCGTCACCATATGGGCCACACAGGAATCCAGCACGGCCTATGAGCAGTATGAAAGCAACATTTACAGTGTGGCGACCGATCCGACGGGGAATCTCTATTATGCCGGCTATTCCTGGTATCACTACGTTGGGACCACGGCGACGGAGTACAACGTCGGGTCTCTTGACGCGGCGGGGACAAGCAGGTGGCGATTCCTCACGGGTAACGGGCACAGTGCCCACGGCATCGCCGCCATGCCGAACGGAAACGTTGTTATCTACCACCAGGCGCATACGCCCATCGGGGCGACTAGCGGCACGGCATCTATGTCCGTTGTGGACGGGTCAGACGGCGCGGTCGTCTGGCAGCTCAACTCGCCACAGACTCCGCTGCAACGTTTCCCGCTGGCTGTTGATGCGAGCAACAACATCTATTCGGCTGGAAATCGCACGAGCAATGTCAGCATCTGGGCCTATACCAGCGCCGGGGCAGACTTATGGACTGCCGATTCTGGCGGCGCCGTTTACGCACTCGCCGTTGACCCAACGCAGAGCTATCTGTATACCGCGGGCGCGGTGACGGCAACCGCGAATATGAGGCGGTTCGATCTCATTACGGGCGCAGAAAACACAGCGGGGAGTTGGCCGGTGTTGATCGATGCTTCGCCGGGCGCAATAGCCTTGGACGAAGACGGCGTTGTTTATGCTATCGGATACCAGGCAAGTGGAACGTCAGTCATTCACGCATATAACTCTTCTGGTACTCAATTGTGGGAAACCGTGTTCTCTGGCCCTGGTGACGCTGCGTGGTCGCTCGTTCCATCGCTCAATGGAAAGGTATACGTTGCGGGGAACACGCAACTCAGAATGTTCGACGCCACAACGGGGGCAGAATCCACAAACGGTTTTCCGGTGGCCTTTGGAACGCAACAGACGCGCACTATAGACCTAATGCCGGGCAAGGTCGGCGCGTTTCCGTCTGAGTGGGGGGTATAGGATATGAGCATATCGCGCAAGATCGGCCTTCACATCATCAACTCGACCGGCCTGGTGCTGGGCCAACCCGCCGTCGTCAAGTTGGTTGACCCATCGCTGGACTACTACCGCAAAGTGCGCACGGAAGTGGGCGCTGATTGTCTGATCGTCGTGCGCTGGTATCACCCGGTGCAATCGGTCGAGGTGCCGGTCCCTAACGCGATGGGCTGGTATCAGGCTCACTTCTGGTTCATCGACGCGCTGCCAACATCCGAGCGCGTCGTCTACGAAGGCTGGAATGAGATCGGCGATGCTCAGGCGGCGCACTATGCCAGTTTCGAGTTGGCGCGACTGCAACTGCTACACGGCGCTGGCCGTCGGGCGTGCATCGGTAACTGGAGCGTTGGCGTGCCGGACCTGAACGTCTGGCCCGTGTACGCCCCGGTGATAGCGGCGATGCGAGACACTGACGTAGTTGGCCTGCACGAGTACTGGTCGGACCGCGCGGACATCGACAACTTGTGGCACGTGCGGCGTTTCACGCTGCCGGCCGTAGCGCGCAACCTGGCGGGCAAGCAGATCGTCGTCACCGAGTGCGGGCGTGACATTGTGGAAGGCAAGGGGCAACCGGGCTGGCAACACACGACAGACGCGGCGGGGTTCCTGGCCGACCTGCGACGTGCGGGCGAGTTGTACGACGGGTGCGCGAACGTCATTGGCGCGTGCGTGTTCCAGACGGGCTCGACAGATCCGCAGTGGGGGCCGTTCAACGCCTACCCGGTCTGGCCGCAAGTGGTTGCAGAGTATGGCGCGCCGGTAAGCACGCCGGTACCACCGCCAGTGCTTATACCAACGCCACCGGCAGTGAGTACACCGCTGTCATTGGTGCCGCCCATCGACAAAGCGAACATCGTGCGCATCTCGCAGCCGTGGAATCCGCCGACGCACTTTGGCATTGACTATTCCTGCTACGAGGGGAAACCGATCTACGCGGCGGCGGCCGGCATCGCCTATCCCCGAACCGACACAGCGCCTGGCGGCGGATTTGGCAAGTACGTCCGCATAGAGACGCATGACGGGCAGTACAAGGTGTACACGGCTCACCTGAGCGCGTGGGGCGTCGTGGAAGGTGCTCGCGTCACCGCCGGTCAGCGCGTCGGGTGGTCGGGAAACACGGGCAACTCGACCGGGCCACACATGCACTTTGAGGTGCGGCGCGTTGCGGGCAGTGCGTATCTGTACGGGGCCATCGACCCGACGGGGCTGATCGTGTGGCCGCCCGTGGTGAGCACACCGCCCGTCGAGTGGCTGCCGACCACGGACCCAATGACAACGGGCGCGGCGACGGAGAAAGAACGATATGTCAAGATCAGATGGTGGATGGAGCAGGCTGTGCGCGAGGAAGAGTCCGGCGACGCCGACCGCGCGCGGCGGATACGGCTGGCGTTGATTGAGCAGATGTATGTTTGGGAAAACTTGTAGGAACAGGAGTAGACAATGGCAACCTTTTCGGAACTAACGGCAGAGCAGCGGAGCATCGTGGCGGAGTACACCCGGCAGCAGCGGGCGATGGTGGGCGCGTTTGCGCGTCTACTGAATCAGTTTGAGGCGTTGGACAACATGTTCGACGGGCAAGTTGTGACGGCCTGGGCGACGCTTGGCACCACGGACGTGATTGCGGATGGTAGCGGACTGGCGGGAACGTCGCAACTGACGAAGGCAGAAGTCGCGTCAATCGCGGCGGCTGTGCAGGTGATTCTGGAAACTTACCAGGGCGAGGCGCTGCGGCAACTCTATGTGAAGATGGCCGGAATGGTAAATAGTATTTAGCCTCGCGGCTGAGGAGGGCTAGATGGCTATAACTCAAACATATTGCGCGTTCGCCACGGGCAACGACTACAAAGGCGCGTCATTCACGGACGGAGCGTTCACCGTCGCGGATATGACGTTGACCAAGGCGGGCGCGTTCGCGGCCAGCAAGGTAAATCACTGGCTGTATCTGACGGACAACGGCTCGGGACAGGTCACGGCGGGTTATTACAAGATTGCTACCGTCACATCCGACAACGCCGTGGTGCTGGCAACGTCGCCCAAGTCTGGCGCAACGGACCCGACAGACGTTGTATGCACGCAGGCGGCTGGCACAACGGCGCTACCGTGGCGCAGCGTGCAGGGGGCGTTGGACCTGATAACGCGAGACACGACGAACGGCGACCAGGTGAACGTCAAGGCCGGAACGGCGGACACTCTGTCCGCCTCGCTAACCTATGCCACCTATGGCACGCCAACGTATTCTGCCCCTTTGATAATCCGGGGGTACACAGCCACCCTAAACGATGGCGGCATGGGGAAACTGGACGGGAACGGGGGCGCATATAACCTGCTACATACCACTTGGGTATACACGGCGTTCATTGACATGGAGCTGTGCAATGTAGGCGCGTACTACCTGGCTACGCTGGGGAATGGCAGCGTATGCTTGAGGTGCAAAATCCACACCTCGACTGGCCTATATGGCACAGTCAGCGTAACGCATGGGGCAATCGTCGGATGCGAAATCTACAACGTCTCAGGCAGGGGCGTCCAGTTCGGGGGTAGCGGCCTCGTTCACGGAAACTACATCCATTCTGGGCCGACGAACCATTTTGTAGAGTGTGTGTTCGGCAACATACCCACTACGCAGTGCGTGGTCAGCAATAACATCATTGAGCTAAACGCTGCCGGAGCCTGGGGGCTGTACGTCTACAGGGGAAACTTCTCCGTCTATAACAACATCTTTATCAACAAAGCCGCCGGAACCCGCGCCTGTCTGGACTTTTCCTCCGGCGGCGCTAACGACGGCGCGATGCACATAGTCCTGAACAACATCATCATGGGGTTCAGTGGCGCAGGTGGGGTGGGCATAAAGAGCACAACGCGGCCCATAGCAATGGTCGGGAACAACGCTTTCTACAACAATACATCGGACGAGTCTTACACCGGCATTGGCCTGGACTTGGGCGCAGACGTGGCCCTTGCCGCCGACCCGTTCACGTCTGCGGCGACGGGCGACTTTTCACTCACGGCAGCGGCAAAGACGGCGCTCGGTTCACTGGGCTGGCCGTCATCCTATCTTGGCGCACACGCCAACACAGACCCGCACATCACCATCGGCGCGATACAATTGGCAGCCACGGCCTGCGACTATCCTGCGGAAGCAGACGTAGAGTTCGGCGTGGACTATGGCTCTAGCGCGTATACCGGCGCGTTCGTCGTACCAGCGGAGGCGGATGTGCAGTCGGGTGTTGACTATGGCGCGGCGGCTGAGTTTACGGGAACGTTCACAGAACCGGGCATCGGCAACGTGGAATCTGGCGTGACGTATGGCGGCGGTGGAACCGAGTTCACGGGCACGTTCGGAGTCCCTGCCGTGGCAGACGTACAGTCGGCGGTACAGTATGGGGCCAGCGGGACGGAGTTCACGGGAACGTTTACCGAGCCCGGCGTCGGCAACGTCGAAGCGGGCGTGACGTATGGCGGCGGCGGAATCGAGTTTACTGGAACGTTCGCAGTGCCAGCCGTGGCGGACGTGCGCGATGGCGAGACCTACGGCGATACGGCAGAGTTTACTGGCGCGCTGGATCTGCCAGCCGTCGCGGATGTGCAACAGGGCGTGACGTTCGACGGGCTGACCAAGACCGGCACGTTCGTATCGCCGAACGTTGGCGACGTGGAGGCCGGTGTCACCTACGGTGCAGCAGCGGAGTATACGGGCACGTTCGCGGTGCCGCTGGAGGCGGACGTGGAACTGGCCGTCAAATACGGCGCGGGCGGCACCGAGTTCACGGGCACGCTGGTCGTCTCGGGCAGCACCTATACGCTGGATGAGATGGCCGACGCCGTGTGGGACGAGGCGCGCGCAGGACATATCACAGACGGCACCTACGGCGACACGGCGGAATGGGCGGGCAACGTAGACGAGACATCCATCGCGGCTGCTGTTTGGGACCGGCTCACGTCGGCGCTCACCACCGCTGGCTCCATCGGCAAACTGCTCGCTCAGAAATTGGCGCTCATCACCACAAACTCCGTCACCGTCGCAACGCCGACAACTACCAGTAACACGCTGAATGTGTCGCTCTACGCGGGCGAAACGCGCACGCTGGAAATCACGCTTACGGATGCGAACGGCGATCCGATCAGCCTGACCGGGGCAACTATCGAGTACCACGCGGCGCTGCCAACGCCAGTGACCAAGACTGTGGGCTCGGGGATCACCGTCACAGACGCGGCGGCGGGTGAGTTCTCGATTGCCTTGACGCAAGCGAACACCGTGGGGTACGAACGCAACACAACCGCCGATCACGAGTGCAAGGTGCTGACCAGCGGCGGCGAGGTTATCACGGCCTTCCGGGGCCGGTTGACGATATTGGACAGCCTGATCGATACGTTGCCACCTGCATAACAGAGAGAAGGAGACACTATGCCATTTTCGACTGACGGGAAGAACGCAATGCTGAACGCGCTGGGGGCGCTTATCACCCATGCGGCACTGTACAGTGACGACGCCGGGACCACGGAGATCAGCGGCGGCTCGCCGGCCTACGCGCGCAAGTCGATCACCTGGGCGGCGGCGAGCGGCGGGAGTATGGCGGCCAGCAACGCGCCGGCTTTCGACGTGCCGGCCAGCACGACCGTCAAGGCCGTGGGCTTTATGACCGCCGTCTCGGGGGGCACGCGGCACGCGCTGCATAACGTCACGGACGAAGCGTTTGCGGCGCAAGGGCAAGGGGTCTACACGCTGCTCACGTCAACACTCAGTATCACCGACTCGTAAGGCCATGATATTCTATGACGACCGGGCGCCCTACACGGGGCGCCCAGAGGTCGCGCCCGAGCGCGGGGTGCAAGCCATCGTCCAGGCTGACCCGGATGTGGGCTGGTACTGCATCACGGGAAAAGACTACTACGTCTGGCTTGGCGATGAATGGCAGGGCGTGGACGCGTTCGGCCTTTTCGATTACTTGGCTACGCCGGGCTGGAAGCGCGTGCTGTTCGGGCGGATGGTGCGCGCCGAGGAGTACGACCGCATCTATGCCAAGGCACTGGCGGCGATGGGCGCAAAGTCTGCATACAAGCCAGACGAAAGGCAATAGCCGATGGGTTCGCCGCTGTACGAACAGACACAGTTTCGGGGCCGTAACGACAACGGCTCCCAGACGACTGCGACGTGGAAAGCGGCGGCCAATACCAACTGGACGCAGAACGCCGACGAGTCATTCCGCATCCGGCTAGGCATTGGCAACACCAACAACACGAACGGCACGAATAGTTGGCGCTTGCAGGCGCAACTCAACGCGGGCTCGTGGTTCGACGTTACGAGCGCGTCCAGCATCGTCGTGGCGGTCACGTCCACAAACTACACCGACGACGACGACACGACGCAACAGATCACATCGGGAACGTTCACCGCCGATAACGATGGAATGGACAGCGGCGGCGGCATTACCGCATCCAAGGCGTTCGCAAAAGCGACCGTGCGAGAAGTCGAGTATTGCGTCCAGATCGTAAGCGGCGACGTATCGGCCAGCGATACGATACAACTACGCGCCGAGCAGAATGACGATACTGCAATCACCTGGACGGAGGTGCCGTCTATCACCGTTGCCATAACAGAATCGCACAGCGGCAGCGCAGCGGTTACAGGCATCGGTGCTACGGCCTACACGGGCGCAAAAGGCGGCAAGTCGGCGGCGCAAGTCGGCGGCATCGGTGCAACAGCCTACACCGCAAAGGGCGGGCGCGCGGTTGCTGTATCACTGCCAGGCATCGGCATTGTCTCGGTCACCGGCTCCTCCAGCAATGTCGAAGAGCACAGCGGCACAGCGACAGTTGTCGGCATTGGCAGAATTGCCGTCACTTACTGGCGACCGATCATAATCATTGCGTATGTGGCACAAATCGATAACCCACTGAGCGCAACTGTGGGGAAAAGCACGGCGGTGAGAGCCACTAGCGCGGTCCGAACGCGAATCGCCAAGACGATCCACGTCAAACGGCAGAAAGGCGGCACACA